ACTTGAATTGTATGGATTGCTTTGTAGTGGCTCACTTTCGCTCTTATCTAGTGGCTCGTATTGCCTTGTTTCCGTATTGAAGTTAAACAAAACTGTTCCTGTTTTACCTAACCATTGATAGCGAACCTTCTGTATATGCACCTCAACTACATTCTTGTCATAGTCCCTATAAACGCATATACCATTATCCGTAGCATTAAAGAAGTTAGCCGAACCTGAAATACTGTAAAGGTTTGGTACTTCATATCTGCCGTTAACCTTTGGCATTTTTGTAGGGTGTGCAACTAAAAAGATATGTACCCCAAACCTAGCACAAAAGGACTTCATCATTATTATGCAATCTGCTATGTAATCAGTGTCTTTTTTGCCCTTAGTTTCTATGTAGTTCCACGGGTCAATAACCAAACCTCGTGCCGACTTCCTGATAACAAGTTCCTTCATTTTATCTAAGATACCCGTTAAGGTTACATCTGTTTTGTTGATATTGATAAAGTGAAAGTGTTCCGCTATAAAATCAATACCCTTTTTAAATTGGTTCTCTGAAATTCTGTTATTCAAATCACGTCTAAAAGCAAATGACTTCCCGACAAGTTTTTCCATTAGCTTGGTAACGTGAAAGCTAGAAGGCTGATTTTCAAAGCTACATACACCAAAAACCCAATCATAATTTAAGGCAAGCATACTTATCATATAGTCTAAGAACTCACTCTTACCGCTACCCGGTATGCCTGTAACTATCGTTAGTTGTCCCGGCATGAATTGCAGGTAATCATCGAATGAAGGTATGCCAATTTTAATACCTTCGGGATAACCGTTTAAATAGTAATCACGTACATCCTTGTAAAGTTCATCCATTGAAAATATACCATCAACGGGGAACTCTGAAATATTAGCAATCGTTTCTCTAAGTTTTTGCGCTCCGTACTTTTTAAGAATATCGTTAGCGTCCTTGCAACCTTCGGGAAATTCAACCTTATAACATCTTTCAATACCCAACCGCCTAGCAAGTTCGTTCCTTAGTGCTATTCCTGGTTTATCATTGTCCGTCATTAAGATGATTTCTTTCACGTTTAGAAACGCATCTATGCAGTTATCGAGGTAAGGTAGTTTCATATTGCCCGTTCCTGCGCCATTAGGTACTGAAATAACGGCTAAATCGGGTGCAACCTCACAGATACTCAAGCAATCTACTTCACCCTCTACAATGACCACAAAATCAGCATTAAGCATACTATCAATATTGTAGAATATCAATTCAGCATCTTTTGCAAGTTTCAAGTCCTTTTTACCTTCAACGTCCTTACCTCTGTACTTTACATTTACCAATTCATTGTTACGGTAATAGTTGAAACATATAACATTCGTTTCCTGCTTAGCCAATGGCATAAATTCAACACCTTGAGTAACTTTAACCCTGTTTAATGTGTGTTGGCTTATACCCCTATTGGCAAACCATGTATTTACTCCTAACTGTGGTAATGTTTCGTGCAGCTTCGGTTTTGTGTATGGCTTATCTCTGTGTGAAAATTCTTCAACCAACTGAATGTTATACATATCAGCCAATTCCTTTATAGCATCTATGTAAGTGGTATTATTGATTTTCTGCAAAAATGCAATCGGGTCGCCTGATACGCCACAACCAAAACACTTGAATATATTTTTATGTTTGTGTACTTTGAATGAAGGGGATTTTTCATTGTGGAACGGACAAAGCCCAACCATATCAACGCCTTCTTTTTTCAGCTTAACATGTTTTTCTACAACATCTACAATGTTTGCAGCCAATTTTACTTCGTCAATTGAATTTTGGTCAATCATGGCTATATCCGCTTGGATTTAATGGGTCGTAATATTTTGGTTTCTGTGGTATTGGTTTCTGCTGTGATAATGGGATTACTCCTCTTTTCCTTGCCCAATTCCTAAATGTCAAATTAGCTGATTCGTTTTTCTTGCATAGGTCTTTGTAGTTACCCATTTCTAAAAGCAAATCTTTTATAAACTGATAATCGTATTCAGGCATTAATTCTAAATGTTGGTCTAACGTAAAAGGGTTTTTCATCTTGTTTACGTTAGGTGCATTTTTATCTATGTAGTTGTTGAACTTTTGGTAGCTCGTTGTTTGCTCAATAGAATAAATCTTTTCAGGCTCGCTAGGTACGATAGTACCTTCATTGTTTAAAGGTTCATTGTTTAAAGGTTTAATTATGTCGCAAGTGCTTTCGCCTGTGCCTTGCAAGTGCTTTAATGCGTGCCTTGCAAGTGCTTTATCAAGTGCTTTGTTACGTGCTTTGTCAAAATTTGATAGGGCAATTATACTAGCTTGGTACTGATTTATGCTAGGTTTTATCACCTTTACAAACCCAAACTTTACTAAATCATCAAAAGTTTTCTTATAAGTATTGTATGAACTTACCCCTATTGCTGCCATTGATTGCGTTGCAGGAGATGCAAAGTTAGTAGCCCAACCCATGCGGTTGTTAAGTTCAATAAGCCAACAAAACAAAGCTGTATGGTTTGGGTTAACCTTATCAGGATTTTCAAAACTAAAGTCAAACCATGAACGGGTGTAATTGTACCCATTGTGTTGTTGGTTGTCTTGTTTCATAAAATAAAAATACCCTTTACGGTTTATACAGGTCGAATCTACACTAAGTGCAGCTGTATTCCCCGTAAAGGGATTAATATATATTTTTCAGTTTAGGATTCGACCTCTAAACTACTCCGTTTACTTTTTACTATCCAAAGTTACGAAAACTCGGACAAACTACAAAATGTTATTATGCTAAAATGGCAATGAAAACTCTTCGGCTACTTCCTGTTTTTGTGTATCTGATAACTGCACAGGTGTATTTTGTGTATTTTGTGTAGTAGGTTTATTCCCATTAAAGTTGTATTCCTTGCCACTGCCAATATAATTCTTATTAACCTTAGCTTCTCTGTCCTCTTTGCTTTGGTTATCGTACACCGTATGAGTGTTACCAAACTTATCGGCTTCCCTACGTTGGTCAACTACAATCGAATAGTACTTTTCACCATTCTTACCTGCTTTGATTTTCGACTTGTCTATTTTATTCAAGTCAATAGATAATACTATCATATGCTTTTATTTATTTGGTTAACAATTTAGATTTGTGTACTTCTTTAAATGTTTTGGCATCAACCCTAATCATTACATAGTCATTGGGATTACGTTCTAACTTAGGTAACTGTTTCGGTGGTGGTTTTGGTGGTGTACGTTTCTGAACGTATGGTTCAACTGGTTTAGATGGTTTGCGCTGCTTAACCTTTACAGGTCGTTTCTTTGGCTTATTAACCACAACCTTACGTCTTACCTGTTCCTTAACATGCTTGCCTGTAATCGGGTCAATACGCTGTAAAACACCTAATCCCATGCAAAGGTATGTATCTGTTGTCTTATTCATTTTCAGTTGCACTATTTCACCTTTCTTGTAGCTTAACCGAACCTTTGCATAGTATGCTGTAGCGTATGGTATGCCTAGTATTTTACTAACTGTTACTGCTGTTTCGCCTTTATCAAAAAGTTTCTTAAACTTCATGGCGTGCTGCCTAGTCCATGTTACTTTCCCCATATATCCAGTAGTATTTTTTTAATGTTTTTGTAATCAGTAAAATATGGGTCTTGCATCACTTCTATGTAGCCTTTGAAGTTCTTGATATGGTGTACTGCTGATGTGTGGTCTGCATAGCCTAAATAGCTTGAAACTGATTCAACCGTAAACCCTCTTACAAACTCCTTTGCAAAATTGATAATAAATATTCTGCAATTTACAATCTTTGGTTTCCTGTTCTTGCTATACAGGTCTTTGTCGGTAACTTTAAAGTAATTGCAAATAACGTCAATCAGGAAACCGTATGTAATTATATTCTTTCTGCTGTATATTGCTTTGCGTTCCACTCTGCAAAGTAACATGTTCATACTACTCATGGGTTTCGGGTTTATGGATTCCTAATTCAATTTCTCTCTCTATTACGGCTGTTATTTCTGCCACGTTCTTAAACTGTGCAATCATCAGCATGTGTAAATTCAGGTCGTGTATCACATCACTAGCCAATTCATCGGCTATAAGTTCCGCATCCGATTGCCTACCACATTCAGTTAATAAACCTTTGAAGTTACGGATATTCACTTTCAGTAGCTTAGCATTGCTATTCATTAACTTTCCCTGTTGGCTAAATTTGGGTGGTGTTAACGGGCATTTCATTAACCATTCAAGTTGATACTCCATTATTTGTATCATGGTCATAGTAGCCCGTAGTTGCTTAGCCCACTCGATAACCATTTTGTTTTTTAGTTCCTGTTCTTTCGTGTTCATCGTTTTGTTTTGTTTTTGTTGTTATCGTATTCCCCAATTGCCTTGTGCAATAGTGCATATTCTTCCCGTTGTTCGTCATTCAGGTGAACTAGGTCGATAAACTTCTGATGTATCTCCAGTAGTTCCTTTATGTTGGTCGGTGTTACTTGTGGTATGCTCATTTATCTTTTCTTTGGAACGTTTAATAAGTCGGTGCATATCCTTGTGAACTAACTTACCTTTCCTGTCACGAATAGTGATTAGTTGCAGTTCGTTCATATCTCCGAAAAGTTTGTCAATAATGTATGCTTCGGCTATTGTCATTGGTTATTTTGTTGAGTTGTTGATACTAAACACCCTTTATCCTGCATGGTTATTGGTTTACACCTAAACTCATTAAACAGGCTAAGAAGGGTTCTTTTACTAAACGCCCTTCACAAGCGTTACCTTATCATTGCCAAACTGCGTGTTGTTCAGTTTTATCCAATATCAGCAGAAGGGTATCTTAATCCATTACGTGGACTGTGTCAATGAATTGTTTTTCCGATTCGGGTTTTGCAAGGTGTGCTTTGACCGCAATAATAATAGTGTCTGATACAGTAAAGCAATAAGTATTATCCTCCATTGTGTAATCAGCTATTATTTCTGCTATTTCATCTCTTAATTCCTGTTCGTTAATCATTGTTTTAGTTTTGAGGGTGAACATTGTTTTTTCTATCCGCTTCCCATTGCAATTCTAGTGCCGCTAGTTCCTTATTACCAACTTCATTAGGTGTTAGTACGTCAATAACTTTAATGGCTTCTAATGCGCTCAAATAGCCCTTTTTAATGTTGTTAGTGTCGGTCAACCTGTTATCAATATCAGCACACATTTCAACATCTTTAGGTACTTCAACTATTACCATCTTATACCTTGCTTCGTCCCGTCTTGGGTCAAACAAAACAAAATAGCATAATTCAGTCTTGCAGCACATCATTTCAAATTGGCATTGCACATAATAGTCTGAATGTTTCTTTTTCAGATACTCCAATCTGTTTTCAGGTAGTTGTACAAGCCATTTGGTATGGTTAACGCTATTGGCAGGGCATTTAACTTGTACATTGGCACTTTCGCCGATAACCAATGCATCAGGGCTTGCACCACTAAAATTATTGTAATCAAAGAACTTGTACTTTGTTGCTCCGAAAACTTCTAACTGTTTGCCTGTTACTTGCGTGAACCATTTCATTGCATCGGCTTCATTTTCAAGTCCCCACCGCATCGCCCAAACGTCAACACTTGGAGCAGGTTCAAGGTTTAAAGTTTCTGTTACCTTGTCTAATATGTAACCGTTTGCGGTATCTCCAAAGGTTTCACCCTTTTTACCACCAGTCATTAACTTATGAAGTTCTGACCCTGTAAACATGCCTAATCGGGCATTGCTAAAATTATCCATTTGCGAATTTTAAACTTGTTTTCTTAAATAGTTTTTCTGCTGCCGTATTGCCATGTAAATCAGGGTATTTCTTCCAAACTGCTGTTAAGTCAACCCTATTATTGCAAGTTGCAAATTCTGCCGTTAATTCAGGCATCAAAGATTGCACAAGTACTTCGTTTGTATAGATTTCCTCGTACTCATCTTCATGCTTTCTGTTCAAGTCCCTACCAAACCTTTTGCCTAGTGTCTTAGCTGCCTTTTTCAAACACATGGTTTCCAACTTAGAATAGTCCTTACCTAATGTGTTTTTGATTTTTGCGCTAATATCCGTAGCTTCTGCACCTGATTTCTGCATTATCATAACTGCTGCACTACCTGAACGCTTTAACCATATCCCAACCGAAGGGTCGAAAACCTCAAGGTCAATAGTCCCTACAATCTCATTGGCTATTACATACGTCCTGAAATTGCTAGTTTTCCAAAGTCCCATGTAAATTTGGTCAAGTTCATGCTCAAGGAAAGATATAGGCAAGCTATCAAAACCTTGCGCTTTTTCAATCTTGGTTGGCGTTTCGTCAAGTCTTTTTATAAATGCTTCACGTATGCTGACATCAATAAATGGTTTATCTGCTGCGAATGTTTGTAATCCGCCTTGCCCGTTTGTAATCGCTAAACTGTTGTTGTTCTCTGACATTGTTTTTATGTTTTTTAGTGGTCAATTCTTTTTCGCCCTCGCTCGCATTGTATTCTAACATGAACTGTTCACGTTCCACGTATTGCGTTAGCTTTTCTTCTGGTGTCATTAGAGTAGGGTTGATTGTGTTACAGTATCATTATCTGTATGCTCTTGAATAAGGTTGTAAGTCATCTCACCACCTTCATAATCAGGTAATTCAATGAGCAATTGCAGGTCGTTTTCTTTAGCCCATGCGTAAATGTCATTCAGGCTATTACGGTCAAGGTATGACGCATCAAAATGTAATGCTTTTACTTCGCCTAAATTCATGGCTGCAAACTTCAATGCAGTAATGTAGAATTTAGATGTGCTTAGTTGGTTCTTATCCAATGGTAAACCGTCAACCAAAATACCATTTTCAGTAATTTCAACACCAGTCGGGAACTTAGCACTTGCTATTAGTACTTTCTTTTCAGCTTCAATAGCCTTTACCTTTTCATCGGCTGCATTTGCTGCAATTTCAGATACTTTAACGGCTTCTTTCTGTTGTAGGTATGTTGTGTATGTCTGTGCTTTTACATTGGTTTTTGATGCGTTCAAAATCTCCGTATCAATGGCATCCAATGAGGAACTATCGGGACGTTCTTCAATGTATGTTGGCGCAGTAGGGTATGTAAAGTTCAATAACCTGATTACAGGGAATGTTGATTCTTGCCATTCAACTATTGTAGCTATTATTTCACTTGGGCATTCTAATTGTGATAATGCATCTATCTGTTGAACTATTCCCCCACGCCTGTAATTACGTTGCGCAATAACTGATTCATGCGTACTTTGTTCTTTGGCAACATTTTCGCAATCGGAAGTATATTTATCCCGAGCTTCTTTGTTCGCCTGAACATTAGCAATGTACTTAGTGTTTAACTCTATCCTGATAACCTCTTTACGTGCCTGTAATGCGGTCAAATCAACTGCATCAACCTTTTCGGGTGAACCTAGTGCCGTTAGTCGGGCTTGTTCGTTGGCTGCAACTCTGTTTTTATCCGCCCTATCATCGTATGCAGTTTTATAACGTGCGTCAATGTCGGTGAAGTCTAAACCCAACATCTTTTGCAGTTGCTTGCTTTGCTCCTTTGGTGTAGATGAAACAAACTTATCAATGTCGAATAGTGTCGGGAAAAACCTGTTACCTATTTCT